AAAAGGAAGCCCTGCTACACTAGGTGAAAAACCTGAAATGTTTAAAATTGATAAAGAAAAACTAGAAAAACTTGGTATAACTAAAAAAGTAGAGAAAGTAAAACAGAGAAGTGGTAGAGTAATTAATAAAACATCTATGTTAGTTAGTGGTGAAAAAATTCCCCTGAATCAATTATCAAGAGTAATTTCTGATTTATATTCCAGATCGGAAGATAAAAAATCGTTCGAAGATACTTTAAAAACAATTTTATTAGATGATATAAAATTAGGTATTGGAGTGGATGCAAGATTTAAGGAAATAGATTTTAATGATCCTGCATCTATACAAAAAAATATTGCTTTAATGAATTTTGTTCGATATGCAAATAAAGAAGGATTTTCTCATTTCTTAGTTCACGACTATGGTCAAGGCGGATCTAATAATGGAGAATATATTTATGTATCAGGTAGTCCAGAAAAAATGGCGGATGAATTATATAATTCTGATATAGAATTTGAAAATATAGGTATAACTAATTTAAGACCAAGAATACTATTAAAATAATATGTGTAATTGTGGATGTAATACATGCGAAACTAAACCTTTTACTCTTAATGAGAGTTTAACTACTAAGTCTCTTTTATCTGAGGGACTTAGATATTGTTTAGAAAACGAAAAACCATTAACTGAACATGTTTACAGAGCAGGATCTGAAGCATATTTTAATCTATGGGCTGAAGCAAGGGCATTATATTCAAGAAATCTAATTAATATAACTGGTGCGGATAAAGAAATTTTAACTGAAACTGATTTGGGTCATTTTGGGATGTACGAAAATAAAAAAGTACCTTTGGATTTTATATTTGAAGCTGAGTATAGAGGTAGAGAGGTAGAATTAAATAAACCTAAAAGAGGTGGCTCTAAAAAATTCTTTGTCTACGTAAGAGATCCTAAATCTAAAAAAATAAAAAGAGTTGAGTTTGGAGCAAAAGGGGGAGGACAACAGTTATCTGTAAAATTAGATGATCCAGTTAAACGAAAGGCATTTTCTGACAGACATAATTGTCCTCAGAAAAATGATAAAACAAAACCCTCTTATTGGTCATGTAGATTACCTCGTTATTGGAAATCATTAGGTGGAAGTAAAAATTATGGTGGATTCTGGTAGACCCTATAAGGACATAGAAATTAAGGGTAATGGTTTTTTAAGGGTTTTTGATGATGATATAGATCCTATTGAATTACTCTGGCATAGGGATAAGGAAGATCGTACTGTAGAAGTGCTCCATGATACAGATTGGCAATATCAGGAGGATAATAAATTACCCATTAGACTTAAAAAAAATACCCGTATATTTATACCCAAATATAGTTGGCATAGGTTGATTAAGGGAACTAAAAACCTTAAACTTAGAATAGTAGAAAATGGATAAATTTGATTTTAAAGCATATATAGCTAATAATCCACTTCTTTTAGAGCAGGAAGAATTAGATGTTAGTGATGTGGGTGATGATATGGCAGAATTAGCTAATGAGTTAGATGATGAGATAGAAGCAGAATTGGAGGATAAAGAAGAAGAACTTACTGAGGCTTTAGACCCAGCGTCACTCTTATCCTATATTTTAGCATCTAACACTGTAGTTAATCTTTTATCTAAAAAAGCTATGAAAATGGCTAAAAAATATAACTGGGGTAAGGGTGAAGAAGCAGCTAGAAATATTTACAAATTTACTCATGAATTAGAAGAAAAATTTAAGTCCCCTATTAAATTTATAGTTTCTAAATTTACTAAGGATCCTCAAAGGGTTAAATTAGTGACTAATTCTTTATTTATATTATTCTTGGGTTATTTAGCTTTCCATGCAGGAGGAAATGCACTTAAATATTTAAAACAAGCCAAATTATCAGCTGGCGGGATAGCTGGTTTGAAGGCAGCTTTAAAGGGTAAAGATATTGCAGCAACCGCACAAGACATTATAACTGATTTAGCTTAAAAAAATAAACTTATAGCCTGATTCATAGCCAGGCGCCCTTAGGGGTTAAAATTATGCAGCTGTGGCGCATCCTTTTTGGATAGCGCCATTTTTTTTCGTATATTTAAAAAAAAGAATAATGGACAAAAAAATAGTAATTGTAGGAGCTGGGGTTGCTGGTGTAAATGCAGCTACAAAATTAGTGGATAATGGTTATCCTGGAAGTAATATTACTATAATTGATATGGGTAAATCACCTTATGAAAGAAAACCTGAAGAAGTAATGACAGGGTTTTTAGGAGCTGGAGGTTGGAGTGATGGTAAACTTACCTATCACACTTCTATTGGGGGACATATGTCAAAATATTGTGGTGAGGAAAAAGCAATGGAATTATTTAACCAAGTAATTACTAATTTTAAACGATTCCACCCCAAACCAGAAGAAGTACAATGTTCAGATCCACAGTCAGAACCAGATTTTATTAAACCATATTTTGGTTTAAGATTATTTCCTGTATGGCACGTAGGTACAGATTATCTACATGAGATTGGAAAAAATTGGTATGATTATTTAGTATCTAAAGGTGTTAATTTCGAATGGGAAACTAAAGTTGTATCAATTGATTTTAAAGAACAATTTTTTGAGGCACTTGATGTTTATCAACTTGACCAACCTTATGCCAATACACGAGTTGGTAAATACGATCGTTTAATATTTGGTGTAGGTAAATCAGGTATTGATTTTGGTAAACAATTAGCAGAAGATTATTCCTTTCCTACTGAATCTAAACCTGTACAAATAGGAGTTAGATTTGAAGCACCTCAGAAACACTTCCAAAAATTAATTGATATTTCTTATGACTTCAAATTATATAGAAAATTTGAAGATAAAGGAGTATCATTACGTTCATTTTGTACTAACAATAATGCTGCTTTTGTTGCTGTAGAAGAAACATATGGGGATCATTCATATAATGGACATGCTAAAAAAGATGAAGCATATCGTAATGATATGACTAATTTTGGTATTTTAATGGAAATCCGAGGTATAGATAATCCTTTTGAATGGTCAAGAGAATTAGTAGAAAAAGTTCAAGCCCACGGGACAGGATTATATTATAGCCCATCTCGTAAACCATCAACAACTTCAGAAGGGGATGATGTAAGTACACACCAAATAGATTGGATGGGGTTACAAGTAGTAGCTGAACATTTCCAAGGTTATTTTGAATACATTTCAGATTTTATTGATGATATGAAAAAAGTATTTCCAACACTTAAAGATGATTGGGGTATTTACATTCCTGAAGTAAAATACCTATCACCAGAACCAAAAGTAGATTACAGTAATTTAACATTAGCTCAATTCGAAAATGTCCATTTCGCTGGAGATGCCCTATCTGCAAGGGGTATCACAGTTTCAGGAGCACAAGGTATTTATATAGCAGAATCATTATTAAATTAAAATTATGTCAGACGAAAAATTTGAGTACAAAACCATTACATCTAACGGTCAAAGGATGTATTTAGCTAAAGGACCTAAGGATACTAATTTTAAATTTCATAGATATGATGGTCCTGCTATTGAACCTATTGAAAGACGTGGAGGAGCAAGAAAAGCTTATTATCTTTATGGTATAGAATATGGGTTTGAGGAATATCAAGAGTTAATGAGAGAAAGAAAGGGTGTTCCTTTCCATAAAACTGCTTTAGGTAAACAATCTGGTGCTAGAACATAAATTATAATATGAAAATTGGATTATGTGGTACAATGTCTGTAGGTAAAACTACATTAGTTAAGGCATTAGAATATGAAGTTGAATTTATTGATTATAAATTTACTACTGAACGATCTAAATATTTAAGAGATTTAGGTATTCCATTAAATACTGATTCCACAGTAAAGGGGCAATCTATATTTTTAGCGGAGAGAGCTAGTGAGTTATTAAATGAAAATATCATTACAGATAGAACTATTATTGATGTAATGGCATTTGCTAAATGTGCTGATTCTATTAGTAAAGATGATGCTAAGAAATTTTGTGATTTTGCTTCTACTATGTTAGGAGATTATGATCATATTTTTTATGTTTCTACTGAGGGTACTATTATAGAGGATAATGGTGTTAGAACTATAGATGAGGAATATAGAGAAAAAATAGATAATACTATTAGAGAATTATTATTTGAATATAGGGATCAAATACGGGATTTTACTACTATTAGTGGGACTACAGAACAACGTCTAAAGCAGATAAATGAAGTATTATTTCCATAATATTTATAAATAAAATTCATCATGGGAATGCAAAAACCTAAACTAAAAGAAATCATAAAAAAAGAAATCATCGAGATTCTTTCTGAGGCTGATCCTGCTGATATTCAGGCACAAACTGATTTAAATGCAGAATTGGAAAAAACTAAGGATTTAGCAGATGAATTAGGGGACGCCTTATCTGAACAAGAGGATGAACCCAAAGCATCTGACCTTAAAAGTGATTCTGTTGCTTCACTTGCTAGAGAATTAGGAAAAATAACCCGTGAAATGAAAACTGTAGTAAATCAGTGGAAAAAATCAGAAGGAGAAGAAAAGGAAGATTTACTAAAAAGATTAAAAGAGCTAACCGCTATGAAGAAAGAGGTTGAGGCTCTCCTCTAAACTATGTCACAGGATCTAAAAAAAATAATTCGTCAGGAATATATAAAATGTGCTACGGATCCAGTACATTTCATGAAAAAATACTGTTTTATCCAACACCCTCAAAGGGGTAAAATATTATTTACTTTATATCCTTTTCAAGAAAAAGTATTACAATTATTTAAGGACAATCCTTATTCATTAATACTTAAATCCCGACAACTAGGTATTTCAACTTTAACTGCTGGGTATTCACTATGGTTAATGTTATTCCATGAAGGTAAAAATGTATTATGTGTAGCTACAAAGCAGGAGACAGCTAAAAACCTAGTAACTAAGGTAAAATTTATGTATGATAATTTGCCATCTTGGTTGCAAATATCAACTGAAGAAAATAATAAATTAACACTAAGGTTGGTTAATGGTTCACAAATTAAAGCTACTTCGGCTGCCTCTGATGCTGGTAGATCCGAGGCTGTTTCAATGTTAGTAGTAGACGAAGCAGCATTTATTGAAGGTATAGATAACATATGGGCTTCAGCTCAGCAAACATTATCCACTGGAGGAGGTGCTATTGTACTCTCCACACCTAATGGAACTGGTAACTGGTTTCACAAAATGTGGACTAAAGCTGAGGCTAAAGAAAATGAATTTTTACCTATTAGGTTACCATGGATGGTACATCCAGAAAGAGACCAAGCATGGAGAGATAGACAAGATGATTTATTAGGTGATCCTCGTATAGCGGCCCAAGAGTGTGATTGTGATTTTAATACCTCTGGTGATGTTGTATTTTACAATGAATGGATAGAATTTATTAAAGAAACTACTATACAAGAACCGTTAGAAAGAAGAGGTGTAGATCAAAATTTATGGATTTGGGAAGCAGCAGATTATTCCCGTGAGTATCTTATATCAGCTGATGTAGCAAGGGGTGATGGTAAAGATTTTTCTACTGCCCATGTTATTGATATAGCTACTAATACTCAAGTGGCAGAATTCAAAGGA